ATCACTTTAACGGTTGTGTCGACAAATTTTGAGATAATGCCATCATTAGCTAGGTTGTATTTTCCTAATATTTTTGCGGCTTCATCAACTCCTTGATTTAGCTTTTTAAAATCATTTATTCTATTTTTAACACTATTGATCTCTTCATCAGAGTATAAAGTGACAGTTGTTTCCCCTACATTCTTAACTCTGTTTTTTTGCATATACGAAAGTTCCGACTCAAGCTTAATTAACTCCGATGCCTGATTCAGAATTTTTTTATTTTCATTGTACTTAACTATAAGAAAATCAATCTCCTCATCTTTCATTTTTGTAACACTCACCAATTTAAGCTTATAAGCATCTGCTTCCTGCTGCAGAATCTCTTTCTGCAATGCTGCATCCTTTTCTGTTAGTTCTTTAATCTTTTCTCCAGCTGCCTGTCTTTCGGCGTAAGTTTTATTTACATTATTCATTGTTTCATAGAGATCTTCAATGACTGCCATTGTTTCTACATTTTGTATTTTGAATGAATTCTGCCTTTCAAAGAGTTCATCCAACATCTCAGCTACTTTTTTAGAGACCTCATAGGCTTCTGTAATGTTTTGTAAAAAGTTAGAAAAATCCATTGTCGCCAAAGTCCTTCTAAATTGATCAAAAGCACCCTCAAGGCCGGCCATGGTTGCCTGATATTTGTCCCCGGTAGTTTGCGTTGTGCTGATGATTTTTTCTAATGAGAATAAGTCTCCAACTGTTGATAGAACTTTTTGCCCCAAACTGGCCAGGGCTCCCATCAGCCCGATCTTAATTGCTGAACCCCATGACACCATTACCCCTTCTGCCTTTTGAGTACCACCGGCTAGGTTCGCCATTGCTCCCTTTGTCTCATCCAGCTTAGATTTGAGGGAGTTCCATGCTTCCGGGTCTGCAGCCTTAGATGTGTTATTCATCTCCTTTTGAAGCTCCTGGTAACGCTTCTTAAGTTGATTCATTGTCATATTTTGCAAACCAAGCTGTTTTTCGTTTTCTGCAATGAGCTTTGAGTTATTGCCAATCTCTAGGTTATTACTTTTAAGTACTCCATTTAGACTTCTCCACTCATCAGAGTTTCTTTTCCCTTGAGCTTCCAATCTGGCCATTTCGAGTCGGATCTCCTTGTTTGATTTTTCCAGGTCCTTATTCGCTTTTGCTAGGTTTGCAATATTTCTCTGAGCTTCCGAATCTTTAATCGAAAGCTCCCACTGCATTTTATCACTCTGAATTTTATTTGCCATAACTCTATTTTTTATTTAAAACCTGCATTTTCGAGATCTTTCCGGATCTTAGTTTTTATCTCTTCTGTGTAGCCTGCCTTGAGATCCGTTTTAGTTTCATTATAGAGCCTTCCAAATACTACTCTATTATAAAGTGCAAGGTTGCGCCTGAGTGGCATCTCTTTATGCATTCTTTCATAATGTGTCCCTACATTAATCTTTATATGCCTGGTAGCTTTTTTTCGGTTGCTTTTAATGTCAATGAATCGTAAATATTTGAGAAAAGTGACTGTTAATAAGTGAATCCCTTCGCCTTGTAATATTTTCGCTGCAGATTGCCCTCTTATATCATAAGATAACATTCCGGATTTGATAAGATTTGCTTCCTGAATTACCTTTGCCTGTACAGATCTTATGTAGTCAGAATCTCTTTTCAGGATCTGTCTTACATATTCACTTTTTATGATGCCTTCACTTATCATAAGCCATAAAATTCATTAATCTTATCGTTGAGTTGTTTCTTTTGGCGATATCCATCATTAGTCGCCAAGAGTCTTTTCTCTGTATAATTGACATGGAGTTTTCCATGCTCATAATGTCTAAAAAGGATAGTTCCGGGAGTGTTCAGGTCACTAATTATTTGTTCTTTGTCTTCATTCCAGAATATCGAAGGTCCTAGCAGCTCTATGATCTCTTTCTTATCATAATCGAGCGCGCCAAAATATTCGATTTCACTAAGAAATTCGTCATCATACTCCCGGGTCTCTTCTTTATATATCTTGTACATAATCAAGCCGTTGTTAGTCGTTGTAACATTTCAATAAGTGCTGCAGCTCGGGCCGGAGATAAATGATCTAAAAGCCCACTTTTTTTATGAAAAAAGATTTTGTCATAGCTTGGCACTAATGGTCTGCCTTCAAATATGTCATAAATCACACCTGCTAAACCGAGTGATATTGGGTTATTACCCCAGGCCATTATGTGGACAACTTCCTGTTTCTGAACACAGAAATATAGTTTTGCTAGGCAAGAGTTTACTTTGTACTCAGGAAGATGTAGTTCTACAGGCATCTGAACCACAGAACATCTCTCCATTAGATATTCATACCGGCAGCCCCAATCGGGCATCATCTCAAATAGATCTACAAAATCCTGTTGTGTCATTTTAAAATCCTCCCTGTTTTAAACATTGCGGTCCATCCTCCCCTGTCAAAGAACTCTTCAGGCATTATCGGGTATAGCTCGGCAGGGTAAATGATTAATTCATTCTCCTGGCAATTGTCAATGCTTTCATAATCTTCATACATTTTGTCCATGATTGACTTTAGTATGTCAAAGCATGTCTGTGCGATAAGATTATCTTCTACCATATCAGCATTGGACACCGGAGCTTCATGTGCTATTGATATTGCCAAAACCATCTCCGACTTGTCATTACGGGACTCTTTATCAATATCAATGTTTCCGTATTCGACAAACATTAAATAACCGGTAGAATTCTTTACGATATTCGAAACATACTTTGCATTTAATGAAAAAATGAAATCCTTAATTTGTGGAATTGCATCGGTTTCAGGAATTGCCTTAAGTTTTGCGGTAAATGCAGCATAATCCGCATGGATGCTTGCTGATTTTTTAATTATTGCTTTGTCTCTGACTGCAGAACTTACAAATTTTGCGAAGTACAGATATTGCTCAAGTATGTTGTTATTTGCTGTCATGATAATTGCTCTATTTGTGTTAATGTCCTTCCTGTTTTTTCGGCCAATTTTACAGGCTCAATACCGGCAGCCAATGCTCCTCTTATTGTTTCCTGAAGCTCGGCAATCTGTAGGTCCATGTACTCATCTAGTTTTTTCCGTTTGATCTCTTCAATAGTACCATACCCGATTTTAGCAAGTCTTATAATGATTTCGCTCATTCCAAGCTGAATTCTATCCCCTTCTGATTTTTTACCAACATACAGGTGTGAATAAATCGGATGCTTGAAAAAATATGATGAGATTGATATAAACCATTGATATATAGCATACTTTGTTGCTAGAGGTAAGTTGCTTACTTTTTTAATGAGTGATTGATTATTTATGACCTGATGCACATCTTCATCTGTGTAGAGAATTGCAACCAGATAATTTAAAATATCCTGATCACCTGTCTCTTCCCAGGCAATGACTAGATCCATTGCATCGCTGTATGTGCCGGCGGTAAGATCTGTGTCGATAATCAATCCGATTTTAAACTTTTTTCCGGTTCCAATGCCTTGCAGCTCTGGTATGGGGTTTTTTAGGAAACTGATTTCGAGTGAATCTGAATTTAAGAATGTAATCTCTTTTGAAAGCTGGAGAAGGTTATAGGCAAGCAAATCTTCTTTTTCTTCAACCTTTAGGTAGGCTTCTGCTGCTATAGATCTGAATTTTAAATAATCGTCTCTCTTGATTTTATGTCTGATTCTTGAGATTTTGAAGCATAAAAGTGACCAAACATATCGCAATATATTCATAAGTGGCACTCTCTGCTTTGGAGCTACTATTTTCAAATTGAGAACCTTACAAACGAACATGATTTTCAATATCTCAAAGTCAATCTGGTGGATTGAGTATTTTTGCAGCAATCCGGAAAGGAATACATACTGTTCCTGAGTCAGTTCGTCCCAGGTCTGAGGTATTTTAACCACTGTTTTTGCAATATTTAATTCTCTCATGACGAAAAGTAAAATTTATCGGTCTCATTAAGTGGATTTTCCGGATATTGAACAGCTGTTGTTCCTTTCACTTTATTCTTGAGAATCTGCATTTTTCCCTCCAGCTTTTGAATCATTGTATCGGCATTGTTTGATAGCATAACTGATACAGAGTTTTTAACATACTCTTCAGATGTAATCCCCTTATGTACCTCATTGTCGGCTACTTTACGCAATGGTGCCGGGAGTTCATAAAAGGAATATAACTTACAGGCTAGAGATAGTGTCCGGTAAACAATTGCTTTTTTAATAAATTGGCTGATCTCCTTTTTAATATCCTTAAGTGTCTGAATATCCTCTTCAGCAATTGAGAGCTCTTCCAATTTCAATCGAGGAGTAATGTCCTCTTCAATGCATTTTCGAATAAGAGGCATACAAGTGACAAAAAAGTAGTATGACTCAATGCCAAATATGTAGGTGAAATCCTCCGGTTTAATAAGAAGAGCTGTGAGTTCTTTTTTCTGATCTGATGCTTGCCATGATGCAAATGTTTCAGGGTTTGAATTTAAGAGTTCATATAATTGATCCATCCAGAACCATGCTGACTCTACTAAGGATATTTTCAACTCATCTGTCTGATATTTAAAGGCCGTTGTTTCATCTTCTGCTTTCTTTGTTGTCACACCATCATTTGATATGCGCACAGCAATAAATATCAGGTGATGGTAAAATGAGAAATTAAGCATTGCCCTTTTAAGGTAGTCCAGTGCCAATTTTTCAGTTTCTTCTGCATCGATGCCGGCAGTGACAATTTTTTCGTATGTCTCTTTACCTAGTGCTTTTTGCAGAACTACTGCAGTCTGCATCAACCTTGACTTAATATTGTCGTATAGGTATGATAAATTCACTCCTGAGACAATTTCTTTTGCCTCTTGTGAAAATGTTTCGGGTTGAAATGGTATTGTTATCATTCTGTTATGTCCTCCATGCGGTTGTTTGGTGATATTTCAGATGTTTTTGGCGGTGTGCGGTGGTATAGACCCAGTTTTAAATTTTTACCAGGGAAGTTTAACTCAATCGCTCTATTTATATCCTGGCAGATAAAGTATTCAGGTACAGCGAGACTATTGATATAGATCATGTAATTGTAGAAAACATCCGATCCGGACTTTGATATAACTCCATCTTTCTCAACATTCGAGATTGATGAATTAATACCTACTCCGGCCAATACCACCTGATCGGCGCGTTTGTCATAATCGGTTAGTGCTGTAATAAAATCTTTGTAATTTGAAGGAATCTCTTTGAACTCCCACTCTTCTACGCTGTTACCAATGTTGTATTTTATTGATGCCCACAATTTGCCTTGGTTTTTACCCTCCCCGGACATAAGATTTGTAATTTCCTTGAGTTTGTTTTGAATGAGCTGTTCAATCATTGATTCGCGGTACTCTAATAATTCACTTGTTTCAGGATTTACTAGCCATACACCTGAATACATAGGTTGCGGTGTCTCTCCCATACGGTTATTGGTGCAAATATTCTGGAGGATTTCTTTATGTTTTTCTACCCAGGTACCAGGGATTAAGACATGGATTCGAGCATTAAGAGCGTTCTTTAAATAACTGTTGATGAATTTAGGGGTTAAATTCGCCCCCTTTATCCAGTCATAATTTCCTTCGAACCATCTATTTAAGGGATAGACCTCTTTTGTAAATGATTTATTACGATTAAAAGAGTATGCTGTTGTACTCTTGAATGGATTGGCCGGATCGAATTTGTCGAAAAATTCAAAATTCTGCCTTACGGGATTTAACCAGTCGCCGATACAAATATCTTCCAGCTCATTGAACCGGAATCGTCTTTCGACAGTAGTGTTTTTTGTGGCCAATCGGATATTTTCCAAACCTGGTTTATCAAGTCCAATAACCGGTAGGGCAATACTTCTAAATCCGGGGAGCGATGTAAGTCTCCGGGCTTTACTGAATACAAACTTAGAGGCCACTGCAGGAACATGATAGTACTCCTGTATTGTCTGTAGGATATACTCTTCAAAAGGCATAAGCCCATGCTGTTCCCAGGAGCTGAGCCAATCGGATATTTCTGTGTCTTGGACCGGTTCTTTAACAATGTCCTTGCCATCGATTACATTTTTGTATAAATATGGGCCTCTTCCAAACATATACTCAGCCTGTTTTTCAAGTATTTGAGGAATCAGTTTGTTTGCAGATACCAGTGAAAAAACAGCCTGCGGATAAAGGTTACTGTCACCCCATGCCGGCACAATATGATCCCCGATACGAATGCCGGAGTATTCATTCATATACTTCGAATAAAAGGAGTCCTTTCTCTCTTCTACTCTCTTCTCAAAGTCATCATATTTATCAGCAAGCCCTTGCACTTCGAATGTAAGAACTCCCGACCCTGAGAACACTATTCCGTGATTACCGTAACGTTCAATTTTCATATTATCAAATTTTAATACCAATCAATTTTGTTTAATTCAAAGTCGGGAGCGAATCCTACATATCTTATCAATTTTTTCCAGCACCTTCTGTTTGCTTTTGTTTCGAGATCTGTAAAGTATAGATAGTGATCAGGTGATGTTTCTGCCAATTCATTCAGTTCTGCCGGTCTCATTCTACATCTGTCATATTTTCTGAGTTCTCCCCCCTCTTCTCTTTTCCGATCACAGGTATAAAAAAGTATCGTGAAACAAGATCCTTTCGAGATCTCTCTCATTCGTCTAACTGCCTCATTTCCTTTAATCGTGTTCATAATCAAATTTCATTTTTTTAAACATAAGCGTAAAGGACAAATTATGAAGAGAAAGTATCTCTAATATTGCCGATATCAAGTCCGGCATATTGAGGTAAAATGTTCTTAAACTCCCCAAAAAGCATATACATTAAGGCCGTTGCTATCTGAGGTGAGTACAGAGCCTGTTGCTCATATGGAAGGTTCTTTTCCGAGGTTTTATCAATCATAATTTCACCCTCATGTCTCTTGAGGGGTGTATGGTTAATACTTGAGATAAGTGTTTCGCACTCATTTCTACAAATTGAGACATCCGGGATCTTTTTATCATGAGATCCAAACAGGATATTTAATAGTCTGTAATGAGTTGAGTGAGCAATCGTGCCCTGTCCTATTGATAAGAGGTGCACCTTCCATTTTCTCTTTTCAAGTGCTCTTTTTAACAGAACCGCATCTTCATCTTTTTCTCCTCCGGAGAGTGGTTTGTATTTTCTCCAGGCAGGATCTCTTTGATTGCCGGCACGGTCATAATGCAGATATATCTCTTTTCTTAAGTGATATTTAAAAAAATTATCAATCTCTTCGGCCAGCTCTTCATGCTGTCGTGGATGTATAACATGAAAATCCTTAAGTATTTTAAATTCTCTTGATGTTGCATTTTCCTTTTTCTGAGCAAATACAATTGATGAGAATGGCCCGGGATCATAGCCGGCAATAAGGGGTTTAGTTGTGATACAGTGTTTTAGGTTCCGCGAGGTGTGCTCCGGGGTCATGTCTGCAGAATAGGTATCAATAACATTGTATGTGTATGAATCATCAAAAAGATGCTGTTTGCCGAACTTTCCAAAGAACCTCTCTCCTACTTTTCTTTTACGAACAGAAAATATTGAAGTGTTAAGCTTCCCTTCATCCATACCTTGAAGAGCAATCTGATTTTCGATGTAATCAATACCAAGAATCTTAATATTTGATAGTGAGGATGTCCTTAGATAATAGGTCTGTCCCCTCTTCATCTCATTAATCCTTGTCTCCCATCGATTGATGAACTTTACCAACTTTTCAATTTCCGGTTGATTGAAACTACTCTTTGCCTCTTCCAGATCAAATTTTCTTTTGTCAATCTCAAGGGCAATCTCAATTATACAATCAATAAGCTCCTGATTCATGTTTTTCTCATAATTCAGCCACCAATCTTCATCTGTCTCAAAATTGGGTGTGGAGCTGGTGCCGGTTATCCCCATGAAGTATGGAGACATCCCAAATTTTGACCTGTCGGCTCGGAGAGCCGGTATTGCGTGGTCAACAAACTTTTTTTGTGGGATCTTTAGCATCTCATCAATAACCAGGTGAGCAGCATTCTTTCCCAGGAAGCTTTCCGGGCGATCCGCTGATGCTAATTGCACCACAGTTCCGGAGGCAAATGAAATGGTGTGTTTCCAGTCATAGATCTGATCCGGTGTATTGAAATGCCTTGCCGGTTTTTTTCCTACTTCAAAATAGATTCCTCTGTCGTAGTTGGATATCAAATACTCCATTATCCCGGGCAAAATGTTATCAAAGATGGATTTGTATGTTGCAGCTCCAAGAATGATAATGCATCCCGGCATTGAGATCTGAACACGATCAAGTCGTGGACCCTGAATATGTGTTGACTTACCTGTTCCTCTACCACCCTCTACAAACATATTTTGACAATCGGCCAGCTTAGTTAAAATCTGTACGACTGATAAATAGTCCTCCTTATATTTTTCACTATTGAGTTGCATCTGGTTCAATTGTTTGAATGTTCAATTCTCTCTCGACCTCTCCCTTGAGTCTCTGTTTCTCTGCCTCCGGTATATCTCTCTGATCAATCAGACTCATTGCTTTTTTGAAAGCACCCAGCAAGCCTTTTTTCTGAATACCCATGCGTTCAATTTCAATATCAGGGGACACTATCTGAGGTCTGAACTTCACTCTTTCCGGATCTATAATGTTTGCAGCTGCCTCAATCCTGTACT